TACCGTCTCAGCCTCAATGACCTCTGGTACGCAGACCAGTACCGCCTGATTCCCGATGGCCTGCGCCACGGATCGATCCTTGCCAACAGCCCTGTGATGGCCGCTCAGAAACACCTGATCGGCGCCCTCACCCAAAGCCTCGGCCTCAGCCTTAAAGCAGCGAAAAAATCATGATGAATGAAGACATCCGAACTCAAGTACTTCAGCGGCTGGAAGACGACTTCGGCCTGAAGTTGCGTGTAGGCACAAACTACATGCGAGGCGGCGTTTGCCCTGCCTGCAACAAGAAAGAGCTGTATGCCCGCCACGACAAGCCCTGGCAGATCCGCTGTGGTCGCCCGGAGCGCTGCGGTCATATCGAGCACGTCAAAGGAATCTATGAGGATCTGTTCGAGGATTGGAGCAAGCGAGCGCCGGCAACGGACAACGACCCAACCGTAACGGCCCGTGCTTACTTGGAATTCGCCCGGGGCTTGAACGTCGGAAATATGACCGGTTGGTTTACCCAAGAGAACTACGTCAACCACGAAACGAATGAGTCCAGTGCGACGATTCGATTCACCCTGCCGAACGGTGGCTATTGGGAACGCCTGATCGATCGCCCTGCCCGCTTCGGCAAGATGAAGGCCCGTTTCAAACCCAAATACAGCGCCCAGGGTGAATGGTGGTGCCCGCCGACTGTGGACCTGGCCAGCGTCAAAGAGCTGTGGATAGTCGAGGGCATCTTTGACGCCATTGCCCTAGTGCAAAACGCCGTCGATGCGGTGTCAGCCATGTCGAGTGTGAACTTCCCGATCGAAGCTTTGAAGCTGTTGCTCGAGCAGCGTCCGGGCAATCTGCCCACTCTGGTCTGGGGCCTGGACAACGAACCAACTGCACGCGGCTACCTGTTGCGCTGGGTGAAACAGGCACGCGAGATGGGCTTCACGTGTAAGGCTGCGCTCATTCCGCAGCGGGATAAGAAAGTCGACTGGAACGACCTGCACCAGCGCTGGCAGTTCGAAGAAGAAGGGAAGGCCCGCAACGACAAGCGCAAGCGTGATTTGGATGCTGCGCGCCATGAAGGCGATTTGCTGCTGGCTCCCTCGCCGAAAGAGAAGGCGCTGCTGATGTACACCTGGGAGGAAGGTTTCCCAGAGTTCGCCTTTGATTTCGGCAACCAGACCTACTGGGCCAAGTTCGACCTGTCGAAGCTCGAAGAGGAACAGAAAGCGCTGGCAACAAGCGAAGACCACGAAGACCAACAGCTCAACGACAAGGCAGCCCGCCGCAAGGTGCTGCAGAACGTCTGCAGCCTGAAGCTTCTGGCCAACTGCCGCTTTGAGGCACTGTACAAGCAGGTGAACGACGTCACGAACGAGGCGTGGTTTTACTTCCAGGTGTTGGGTATCCATGACGATCTGGGCGAGAACTACACCTTCACTCCGAAACAGATCTCCTCGAGCAGCGAATTCAAGACCCGTCTGATGTATTCGGGCGCGACCTGGCTCGGCACTCAGAAGCACTTGGACCAGATCATCATTAGGCAAACCGAACGCCTGAAAACCGTCGAGACCATCGACTTTTTGGGCTACAGCCGTGATCACAAGGCGTACATCTTCAATGACATCGCCATCCACGGCGGATCTGTCTACAAAGCCAACGACGAGGACTATTTCGAGTTCGGCAAGCAGCGGGTCAAATGCCTCATGAAGTCGGTAAAACTCAAGATGGCCTTGGACAGCAAGGGCTATCGCGAAGACTGGCTGCCTAACCTTTGGACCGTCTTCGGCGAGAACGGCATTCTGGCCCTCACCTACTGGTTTGGCTCGCTGTTCGCCGAGCAGATCAGGGTAGAACATGAGAGCTTCCCGTTTCTGGAAATGTCGGGTGAGCCCGATTCGGGCAAAACCACGCTGATCAAGTTCATCTGGAAGCTGTTCGGGCGGATCTATGAGGGCTTCGACCCGGCCAAAAGCTCATTCTCGGGCTTGAGCCGGGCGATGGGCCAGGTGGCCAACCTGCCATTGGTGCTCCTCGAGGCTGACCGAAACACCAACGAGGACAATACCAAGGCCTTCGAGTGGGACCAGTTCAAGGACTTCTATGGCGGCGGCACCCTGCGTACCCGGGGCGTCAAGTCCAACAGCAACGACACCTACGAGCCGCCATTTCGCGCTTCCATCGTGATCGCTCAGAACGCCATCGTTACCGGCCACGAAGCGATCATCAGCCGTATCGTGCGGTTACCGTTTCTCAAGCCGGTGATCACCGATGAGAGCCGCAAAGCTGCTGATGCGATCGTCCAGACCGAACTGGAACACGTCAGCCACTTCATGGTGAAGGCAATGCGCGCCGAAACGAAGGTGCTCAAGCGCTTCGCCGAACTGTATCCCAAGTACCGCGCCGAGCTTTGGGCCAGCCGTAACCTGGCATCCGATCGGGTCATTAAGAACCACAGCATGATGCTGGCCCTGCTGGACTGCCTGCAGCTTGTCATCGCCATCCCAGATCACATGGTCCAGGCCTGCCGCAAATACATTCTGAAAGCGGCCAACGAGCGCCAGGCGGCGATCAGCACCGATCCGAAGGAAGTGAACGAGTTCTGGCAGGTGTTTGATTACCTGGAATCGCTGCCTTCTGCTCCGATGGTCAACCACAGCAAAAAGGCAGGCGTGATTGCCATCAACCTCAACCAGTTCGCCGAGGTCGCCCTGGAACACCGCCAGCGCATTCCGGACCTGGCTGTGCTGCGACGCCTGCTCAAAGACTGCCGTGCTCACCAATGCCTGGACACTCAGAAACGAGTGGAAAGCGTGATCCGCGCGCGGCAGCAGGACATGGCACCAACCGCCCATATCCCCTCCACCATGCGCTGCTTCATTTTCCGGGAGTAACCACCATGCACATTCAAGTGACCAACAGTTCCTCGGCGTTCGAATTGCCGATGGCTCAAATAGCGCAAGAATCGCGGGTGGATGGTTCTAATAAGATTACCGTGGGAACCGCGGCTAAACTAAGCAACGGGCTTACCCTGCAATCCATGAACTCAGGGGATGCGTCGTGACTCAGGCCACACCAGGTGTTTTGACCTTTCAAGACCTGCAGCACATCACCGGTTACCAGAGACGGTCAGATGTTGAGCGGTCACTGCTCGACCAGGGTGTGCGATTGTTCCGGGGTCGAACTGGCCCCTGGACGACACTTGATTTAATCAACCATGCTGGCGGCGTTACGCCGGCGAGCGCTGAAAGGTATGACTCCGACATATTATGAGGCGAGCGAGGAAGCGTAAGCATAATCCCCACATCCCTGCCCATGTCGATCAGGCCGCCCTCCCGGCGGCAATTTACTTCGACCATCGCGGCAGCGGAGTCTGGTACACCCTTCACTACGACGAGAGTGGAAAGCAGCGCCGCAAAAACGTGGCGCCCAGAGACGTTTCGCTGGCAGAACTTCACCGGATCATGGACGAGGCGTCCAACCTCGACCGAGGCACCCTCCGCTACATCTGCGAGCAATTCCACCAAAGTGACCGTTACAAGAAGCTCGCGCCGAAGACTCACGATGACTACTGCTATTCACGTGACGTGTTGCTGAACATACCCACCAAACTGGGCAAACCGTTGGGCGACCTGGCAGTGAAGAAGTTCACTGCCGCCCTGGTGCAACGAATGGTCGATCGGATCGCAGACGAGGGCACGCCCTCTAAAGCAGCACACGCGCTACGTTATCTACGCCGTGTACTGCAGTGGGGACGTAATCGGGGATTCCTTGAGGTGAACCCGGCCTTAGGCATCGAGGCACCTATAGAAAGAAAGCAGCGCCGGCTGCCACGGTTGAACGTAATGGACATTCTAATTGATCGCGCAACCGCACGCGGGCGCCTCGCACGCAATGAGCCTGGCGGTTGTCCCGAGTACCTTGCCAGCGTGATGGAGTTGGCCTACTTGTGCAGATTACGCGGCATCGAGGTCGTGACACTGACGGACGCAAACGGGCTGGAAGAAGGGATTCTGACCAACCGCCGCAAGGGCAGTCGGGACAACATTGTTCGTTGGACGCCACGATTGCGCGCTGTTTGGAATCGAGCGAAGGCAATACGCGCTAAAACATGGGAACGGCGGCAAACCGCAATACCGATGTCTCCATCAAAGCGTTTTATCATAGTGGCAAGCCACGGTGGACCGCTTCGTAAATCGAGTCTAGACACGGCCTGGCAGCGCTTTATCACGTTAGTAATATCCGAGGGCATCATCGATGCTGAAGACCGCTTTGCACTACATGATTTGAAGCGACGCGGAATCACAGACACGATAGGAACGCGCGCTGAAAAACAGGAAGCCAGCGGTCATCGTGACCCCAAAATGATGGACATCTATGACCTAAGTGTTCCTACCGTTTCCCCTGCTTCTGACTGAGAAGACAGCGCTATTGCCTCGCCCAGAACGGTCATCCGTTTATCCATAGCGTCACGCAAACCACAACCTATTGATTTTCAATATTTTTACTCAAGCAAGCATGAGAGAGGAGCACACTCGTGTCGCTTCTTAACCAACCGCTTATTGAAATGGGATTGGAAAAAGCCTCGATTTTCCAAAAGGCGACTCATCGGATTTACGAAAAAATGTTTACTTTGGTGTATAGTTTCACTACTAAGCACCTTTCCTAGGTTCGGATTGCACATAATGACTACCCGTACTGGCGTCCTCAAAAATTCTCCCCTTGCTCTGGTTTTTGCATCGGTCAGGTTCGCGCCTTGGCCTCTGCTGGGCAAGAGAATCGACGAGATTCAGAACGATCTGAGAGACGTTCTGCCCTTCATGCATCACGTAGAGGTCGAGGCTCCTGACGGCGCGCCTCAAGGTACGATGTTCAATGGTGAAGCGTGGATGCTTATTTCACTGGACAAAAGTTATGGCGTTCAAATCACGAAAGATCAAGTACTTGTATTCACGCCTAACTATATTGACTACAACGACTTTGAAAAAAAAATAGATAGAGTAATCAAAACCCTTCTCTCGCATATGACATTTATGCACGTGCAAAATATGGGCGTAAGATATATTGACCATATTAAACCTAAAGCGAAGGAAAAGAGCATTGATTACATATCTCCGCAATTTATCGCACCTTCAATTGAAGGATATGCGACTAATGGCGGGCAATTTTTCAGTGAATATTCGTGCGAGACTCATAAAATAAGAGTTAGTGTTCTGGATATGCCCGGAACAATACCATTACCGCAAGACGCAATACCTGTACTAGCAATATTTAATGGAATAGAAAACCCATTAAAGTTAGAGCAACTTAAAGATCAAGAATTCCTGATTGACATGGATGCAGTTAGCATATTCCAAAGTGCAGAAAAACTTTCTGATACACAGATTACGAAAGAGTTGAGAAAGCTCCACAATGTCGCCAATAACTTTTTCAGACATGAACAAGTTTTTAGCGACCACGCGTTTAAGGTTTGGAAAGGAGAGTCCTAATGCTTTGTAACGCAGATACTTTTGTAGCAAATCAAACCCCAGCGCCTTTTTGCGTGGCAAGTACAGGTCGAACATTTTCTAGCTCAGCTTCTTCTATGAAAATTAGAATGAGCGAACAGAGAGCTTTAGGACGGCTACCTCAAAATTATGCATCTATACAGTCGTTCATGGGTGAGTTGCTCGATCGCAATATCCCTACAGGGCTAACTGGCTATGTTAAGGAACCACCACGACTTGTATTGACCATAGATAGAAAGGAGTCAATTAATTTAGATAGTAACGTTATAAAACTTGTAAAAAATATAAGTATCGAAAAGGAAAAAGTCGCAGAAATAACTTTTAAGAGCCAGCTCGAATCTTTACAGTCTGACCTTGGTCTATCAATCACTCAGCTTTCTCAGTTTTTTGGCGTTACGAGAAAGTCGGTTTACGACTGGCTGGACGGCACCGCGCCGAGAAATGCTAACAGTAAGCGATTGGAAATAATGGCATCCGTTATTGCTTCCAGCGCTGACAGAAACAATCTCAAACGCCTAAAAGGTGTTTGGCTGACGCCAATAAATGGAAAGTCTTTTATGGACGTCATTTCAGATGATGCTTTGGATGATGAGCAAAAAGTTGCCGCAGCCTCACTAAAATTAGGTGAGCTTGCACCTCGTCTGGGTGCTCAAGAGAAACCTACGAATAAAACATACCTAGGTAACGCTCATACTTCAGACATCGATCGAGTAGCAGATCTTGGCTAACATTGACATAAATTTAGCAACCGAAATCAAGAGTGCAGGCTGGTGGCAAGGTTCTGTAATCTCTGAAAAGAGATTACAGAACCTCAGTTCTGACGACTCGGGTGACGGTTGGTGGATTGTCGCCTCTCAGACTTGCAACTTATATAACCCCGACTTCTGTAAAATCCCAGTGGTAGAATTGATAGCAGCTCGATCCGTTGAAAAGCTAGATAAGTCGTTGTCCAGAGGAAATAACCCGCGCCTGCTTCATTTGGAGGCAATAGGAGATGGCGAGACAGTGTATTTTGAGGTGGATATCCAAAAACGCACTTGGCTGAACCGGGCGCAATTGGCGAGCCTCGGAAGTCCAGATTACGAGATTGTGGACTCCAGCAGGGATACCCAAGACTGGACAAATACTCAATGGCTAGACAATTTCGCCGGTTGGATAGCTCGCAGCTACACTCGGGTCACGTTGCCTGACGACTTCAATACGATATTGAAGGAAAGCAGAATTCAAGACGTACTCGATAGCAAATTGCTACGTAGCACCAAGCTTTACGGTATCTATCTAAATATTAGCTCTGCAAATGAAGAGGAGTGGACTGGCAATCTCGGTTTGATGCCTTCACCGTATTTCCTAGAAATTCTCCTCGTCACAGATGAAGACGAAAATCCTGATCAAATCGTTATCGATCTAAAAAAGGCGTTATTTGAAGACAAGGTGGTTATTAAAATCCTTGGAGCAACGATTACGCGCGCTGAGGCAGCCAAACGTCAGGGGATTACGATTTCTCCGGCAGGTGTTACAGGCCAGAACATCGCTGAAACATCAATCCTTTCCATCAAATCTAGCGTTCGTTACACGCTGAATGACTACCTCTCTTTGTCAGGAGAGATAGATTCGGCTTGATAACTCAGCGAAAATTTCTGTTGATGGACGAGATGACCTGCTCCTGGTCTCAAGCAATGGTTGGTGCCACGTAATAGTGCTCTGACCTCCTCACAAAAGCTTGGCTGACAGCTCAAGCTTCGCGTAACACGGACTCAGCTAAACCCTTGAATTTAATGTTAAAATTATCTGACTTGTAATCAGTAGGTCCCGGGTTCGACTCCTGGTGCCGGCACCATACAAAACAAAGCCCTCGTAGAAATACGAGGGCTTTGTTGTTTCCGGGGTTGGAGAATCTGCTTCTACCCGACCTTGATAGCCCCCCCCAAATTCGCCTGCGCACCCCGCCGTTACACATTCGCTTTAGCGTGACGTTGACGAGCGACTGCACCCACCTAAAACACACGCCAATACACCCGCCAAGCCTAGGTTGACGTAATCAGCATGCTCAAATCGTGCGGAGCTTTTTTGCTCAAAACCAGGGGATAAACGACGGTTTCCATTTGGGAAAATAAAGTTTTCCCTTTTCCACTTCTCAGAGGCCATTGCTCCCAGATGCTGCTCCTACCTGGGGCCCTTTGCCGAGCAAGGGGACGGTTTCCACTTCCAGCATCAGCAACACCATTTCCGTCAACTCGGCGTCGGACTTCTGTCCCGCATAGAGGTCATGGAGTGCTTTGGCGAAGGGAACGCGCAGATCCTGGCTTTCTTCGCGGGCGGTATCACTGAATTGCATTAGTTCGGTGATGGCTCGCAGCACAGCCGCTTGCCACCGAGCGGTGGTCCTGGGACCATCGCTGGTGATT